TGCAGTTCATTTCTCTCATCTTCACTTTCCGTTGCTTTTGCTTAAATTGTGCACACCGCCAGACATTCTTTTGCCACAATGATGCTGACACTTGGAGCAGACATCTATACCACCAGTAAGTTACTTGGGCACTCCAAGATACAGACAACCGAGATATATGCCAAGATAATTGACAAAAAGAAGGATGAAGCCATGGGACTCATTGATAAGTTCTTCGATAAAGACTAACTCTTATTCTCTGCAAGATTTGCAAAGTTTGCATGCAAGCCTTGCAAAGGTTAAGAGTTAAAGTATGTAATTTGCTTCTGATTCTCAGGAGAAAACCGTAACTTTGCTTCATAAACTTTTAAATTATTGGCTTATGAAAGAAGACGATGTAAAAGAGATAAAACGATGTCTAAATTGGATAGTAATCCTACTAAGCCTTTTATTAATGACCATATCCATTCGAGGTTGCACAATATAGCAACTATTGCCGCAACTACAGGAATCCATCTAACCGCCCTATTCTTCCATACATTTTCAGGGTTGTACTTAGATTCTCTCCAGAACTTTTCTATCTGAGATTTACCAGACTCAGATAGTTCTATTCTGTGAGAGTACTTTGTTGTATAACCCAATTCTTCTACTACGTGAACTGTGTTTAGCCACTTTTGATTACAGCATTCTTTGTCCGCTTTCTCTAAATCAGCAGAGCCTAAATTTGCTTTCTCATTTAATATAGAAAGAATCTCCTCTTCCTTCTTTGTCCGCTCTTTCTTATATTTCAGCAGCACATACAACTTCTGTTCGTTAGTTATCTCAGCCATTTTATTTTTCCAGTTGGGAAAATATTTTTTCTTAGTTGGGGAAATAAAAACATACTACTTCCCAAGAACAACCTTCCATCCAGTCTTTCCGTTCTTTTTAAAACAAAGGAGAATAGACAACAATATTGTTTGGAACAAGGCAGCAAAAGCATATTGTCCTAAAACATACGCTGTTCCACCGCCAATGACACCACCTAGGATAACATAGATGATTTCAATAGCGAAGAAGGCGTAGATTCCATACTTTTTCTTGTTAACTATCAAAATGATAGCTACAGCAATCAAAACACTCAACACACTACCTAAAATCTTCAATGCTCCAGCATTAGAATCCAAGCCCATCATTATAAAGCCTGTTGCAATCCCCATGAATGAGCGAAAAATCTGACAGACAGCGCATAGCCACAACAAAACTGACGTAAAGCCATTCAACTCATTACCACCCTTATTGGTTGGATTCTGCTTTTCGTACCAGTCTGTAGAGAACTTCTGTCCTTCTACATTCTTTGTTTCATTAACTTTCTGTTCCATAATTTATATTTTAGAAACCGCCATATCCGCCAGATACGCCCTTGTTCTCATAATACTTATAGAATTTGTCTGGACCCCCAATCTTGAATACCCTCTCGCTCTTGGAAGACTTCACGCCATAGCATTCCGTCTTCTCCTTTGATTTCTCTGTGGCTGCACTCTTAGAGTAGTTGGTAACGCTGGTAACCCAGAACTCGTTGTCGATATGCTTGCTTGCCACCTCATTCTTGTCGAAGCCGTAGGCGATTCTGTTCTTGAAGTCTATAGGCGTGTTGTCCTTTGAATAGATTCCCACTTGGCATGTTTTGCTAGGGAAGTCCTTGTCCTTGTTGCATGTCTGCATAAAAGAAGGGGAAACTTTGTAATACCCGAACACCTTGTAGCACTTGGCAGGGATGCAGACGATTTCCTTCTCCTTCATCGTCACGCTGCTTGATGTGGCTTTTGTCTTCTTTAGCATGTTTGCCACTGCGCTCGCAACATCTCGCTCCACGTACACGTCACTTCCCCAGAATCCATACCCACTTCTCTTTGCAAATGCGGAAGTTGTTACAGCAGCGGTCTGGCTGTACTCCTGCTGCGTATAGCTTCTGCCCTGATAGTAGTCAACAGCCTTGCCGTTAATTACGTAGAATGACTGACCCATGTTGACGAAGATGTCCTTGTCGGTCTTGTTCTGCACTGCGAATCTTAACTCTCCGTCCAGAGACCATAGGTTGTAGAGAACCTTGCAGTCCTCATTCTCATAGACAAGCGAGTTGTCCTGCGTCTTTAGGTTGTCAGTCGAAACCTCATAAACTTGATAGTAGCTGCTCTTGCATGATACCATGCAAAGAACGATGGCGGCAAGTGTAGCCGTCTTCTTGATTGATTTTACCATAATAATATTGTTTAGTTAAACATTTTAATTATCCAACATTTGCTTGTCTCATGCTACCGCCCAAGATAGACAATAGTTGGTCGTAGCGTTTCTCTAACTCTTCGTACTTTGCCTTCCAGACAGAATCTGCTTTATTGTTTTGCGTTTCCGCAATATCAGTTTCTTTTTCTAATCGTATATCACCAGTTCCACGTAAAAGCCATTCAGCAGAAACTTCTGGATAAGCAGTTAACACACCTTCTATTAGCTTAGAGGACAAAGCTTGCTCACCTTTCAATTGTCTCCAAACTGTAGTACTACTCATACCTATTTCGTTTGCGAAATAGTTTTTAGTCTTTCCAAAGTTATCTATTACATAGTTAACTCTCTGTAATACAGTCATTTCCATACATTTTACATTTTTAAATCATAATTAAATATTGCAAATCCGAAAAACTTTTCCCAAAAATGTTTTGCGTTTCCGAAAAACTTTACTACCTTTGCACTCGTAATCAATAAGTGCTTAATTATTAAAAGCAAAAATACAACAAAAAATTAAGTTATGCAAGCAAAAAAGATAAAAATTATCAAAGTTCCGCTTGAAGGACGAAAAAAACTTGCAGAGCGATATGGTTGTTGCAGGGAGACAATCTTCAACGCTCTTGCGTTTAGGAGTCAGAGCAAGCAGTCTGAGGACATCAGGCAAGATGCTTTGAATGACTTCGGAGGAGTAAAGACCGAAAAGGTCGTGTTCTATTAGGAAGGAGGTGAGTATGATTAAGAGATTATTCAGAACATGGCTGAGATATAAGCTCGTAAGAATGATTGGCGAACGTGAAACCAACTTTGAAGAAGTTTTTGAATGGATTTACAATTCGCCAATCTGGGAATGGAAAATTAGGCTCTACCTATCTAAAAGATACGATCATCTTGTGAATATTCATTCAGAATCGTTGGATGGTATAGTAGATTTGGACAGAGCACAGAGTACACTAGATTTTATCAAGAAGTAACAATATTGTTATTCTATGATTTTCACGACCAGAATGTGAGACTTGTGTACTATCGCAAGTAGATAAACTTGATACTTTCCACCCTTTGAGGTTGAAGTCACTGACAATAGAGTTAAGATAACTCTCCAAATCATTTAGCTCATCTGTTGAGCGTGTGATTGAAATTACTTTCTGTTTCATACGAAATTGAATTAAGTTAAAATAAAAATTTGTCAACCGCAAAGGTACAAAATAAAAACTACAATCGGGCAACGGTAGATATAATAATGTATAAAATGAAAATTTGTCACTTTCTGTTTCATACACTACCGCCCGATTTTAAAACTGGAGGAATCCTATGAATGAAATTTCAACTATTGTAGATGGTGACAGAATGACATCACTACAAATTGCAGAGATTACTGCAAGGCTCCACAAAAATGTTATGAGAGCAATCAGAAACATGGAGCCAGCTTGGGAAAAAATCAACGGGCGCAAGTTTGAGCTGGTTGATTACAAAGATGAAAAAGGCGAGACAAGACCTTGCTACTCCCTCAACAAGGAAGAGTGTCTCTACATCGCCACCAAGTTCAACGATGAAGCGAGAGCCAAGTTGATTAAACGATGGAAAGAACTGGAGGAGCAACATCAAAAGCCATCCGTCCCTCAGAACTATCTCGAAGCTCTCAAATCTCTAGTCAAGGCAGAAGAAGAGAAGCAGCAGTTAGCCTTGGAGAACAAGCAGCAGCAAGCAACCATCCTCACTATCAGCAAGGAGAATATGGAACTTGGGAACAAGATTACCGAAATGCTGCCTAAGGTAAGCTACTACGACCAAATCCTGCAAAGCAATGCCACCATGACCATCACTCAGATAGCGCAGGACTACGGAATGAGTGCGGTGAGAATGAACAAAGAGTTGGAGTCTATGAGAATCCAGCATAAGGTTCGAGGTCAGTGGATATTGTACGGACAGTTCCTTACTGGCGGCTACGTTCATAGCAGAGCAGTTGACATCATCCGTTCAGACGGAAGACATGATGTGAAGTATAACACCGAGTGGACAACAAAGGGAAGAATTTTCCTTTATGATGCACTCAAAGCGAAGGGCATTCTCCCCTTAATAGAGCAGGAATGTACACCCAGAGTTAAGGGCACTGGTAGAACAGAGTCGTCAAAGACAACTGGTGCCTGTCAGTAAACCATCAAATTCAACTGATATGATAGACCCACAGATAAAAGAGCAGTTAGACCGCATCGAGCAGTATTCGATGATAGCGGCAAAGAATGTGCTCAACATTCAGGAAGCTGCAATCATCCTTGGCATGACGGTAGAAGGTGTGAGGTATAATGTTAGAAACAACATACTTCCATACTATAAGCCGAACGTCAACCGACTCTACTTCAAGAAGAGTGAGCTGGAAGACTGGATGATGCAGAACCGCTCGAAGAGTATGGCAGAGATAGAATCAGAGGCAGCAGCCTATTGTACAACCCATTAAAAATATAGAATATGTTCTCAACAGTTATGTTATTATTGTCAATTATCACTTTTTGCGTGATGACAAACGAGATTTACCGCTCATTCAAGGAATGGGGCAAATAAGATATGGTGAGTGAACCTCAAATAAAGTTCATATAGATAAAAATTTAATTAGCGTTATTGATATTGTTTAAGTGGAGGTTTTTTGGAGTTCACTACTCCCACTCACCAAAAGCCAGAAATGTTTTATGTTGATGCGTTAGACGCAAGTAGTTCAGTTGGTAGAACAGAAGGTTCCCCATCCTTCGATGTCGTGGGTTCGAGTCCCACCTTGCGTCCCAATAGCCTGATTCCAAGGCTTTGTATCGGATAGGATAAACCTTCCTGAAGAGGTACTCGCAGCCCAGAAAGCAGCGTATGCAACCACAACATACGATTAGACGAGGAAGTGGCAAGACTATTACCTGCACCGCAACAGGTGGAATTGGGAACGTCTTGGAGTTCACTTGTGAAGATGCAGACCTGATGCCGTGACCATTAAAGATAATGTAGCAGAAAGGTAGAAGCGCACAACTACAATTCGGTTCTAATGCAGCCAGCATGAAACAGAATAGATGAAATATTGTAACTACGTATTTTAATTTTGCTCTATAATTATCTATAATGTATGCGGAAATAGTGCTGGGAGTCCTAAGCCTCCATGAATGCAGAAGGGAACTTAGAGACACATGTCCTTAGGCGAAAGCGTGGCTCGGCTTGTGTCTTTGGGCGCACGGATAGGATTAAAGGCTCGGACGTGCGCCCTTTTCAATAGAAGTTTTTTCATTAGATTCCATACATTTTGCGGTAGCGACCGCTCAGGTGATAAAGAAAACACTCGCCCCACCATTCGTGAGAATCGTGGGGTTTATTTAGAAACTCAAATAATTAAATATTATAGCTTATGAATAACTCAGCAAGTGGAAACTATCCACCAGGCGCAGCCAACGACCCGTCTGCACCTTACAATCAGCCAGAATATCCTGAGTATCAGGACTACGATGTTACGGCATCATTCGTACTTGACAAGTCGTTTACAGTTACCTCTTCTTCTGATGATGAGGAAGGCATCAAGCAAGACCTCATTGAAGACTACATGACACCTTTAGACCTCATCAAAGAGTTGAAAAAAAGACTGCAAGGTGAGTTGAAATTAGACCCGACAAACAAAGTAACCAAGAGTCTTATCAAGGAGTGTGATGGATGGACGTGTGACTGTGACATCTGTGTTGACAACATTTAAATAATATAGGTATGAAAGAACTTATCTCGATTCAGTCTGAACTGAAAGCCCCGAAGACACAATACAATAAGTTCGGTGGCTACAAGTATCGAAAGGCAGAGGACATCCTTGAAGCGGTCAAGCCCTTGCTGGCAAAGCAGAAATGTACCCTCATCATTACAGATGATATTGTAATGGTTGGCAGCCGCATCTACGTGAAGGCTACCGCTACTATCAAGAATGAGAAAGGCGAGTACGAGACATCTACTGGATGGGCAAGAGAAGAGGAAACCAAGAAGGGTATGGACGGTAGTCAGATTACTGGAGCATCATCCTCCTATGCCCGCAAATATGCGCTCAACGGACTCTTGGCTATTGACGATAATGCAGATTCCGATACAACCAACGATGGTCAGCATCAGGCAGCGCAGCAGCAAGCAAGCCCACAAGCCGCTCAACCTGCCCAGCAGCCAGCAACACCCCAGTACCACCCAAACGACCTGAATGAAGGATTGAGTTATCTGAGCAGATGTGTCAACAAAGACAATCTGATATGGGTAGTTCAGACATACAAGCCGCTTACCGCCAACCCTCAGTTTATGCAAGCAGTATCGGCTAAGAAGAAACAATTAGGAATACAATAATGACAGAAGTAAAGAAAATTACATTGAATGAACCAAAGGTTACATTCATTGAAGAATCTCATCAGTACTTCCTCGGCAAGAAGGAACTGAAAGGCGTAACAGGAACGCTCATCAAGAAAGCCTTCCCTGACACCTACAAGAATATCCCAGACTATGTACTGATGAAGGCAGCAGAGCGTGGAGGTCTCATCCACAACACGTTTGAAACCTTCTGTTCCATCTTCGATGCAGACATCAAGCAGTACCCGAATCCTACGGAAGAGCTTCAAGCCTTCCATAGTATGTTAGTCGCATTCGACTTGCACTATGTAGCATCCGAGTATCTCGTTACAGATGGAGAGAACTTTGCATCAGCAATAGACGGAATCTTTGCTGACAATGAAGGAAATATCTATCTTGTTGATTACAAGACCACCTCCACTCTACATTACGACAATGTATCTCTCCAGTTATCCATCTATGCCAAATGGTTCGAGGAGCAGAATCCTGACTTGAAGGTGAAGGAGATTGT